GTGATGGGAGTTGAGGCTTTTTTGTTATCTCCTTTACCTCAACTCCCGCTCTATTTTTAATGAGCTAGCTCTTCCATTCGAGTGAAGGGAACCTGCCGTGCTATCTCCGGTTCTTACGGGTTGACTTTGAGATATCTGTTAAGGTTCCCGCTCATTAATTTGTATGTTATACTTGTTGGCAATGGTTAGGAGATGCCATGAAGTACACAGTTAAGAAGTTTGCTGTCCAAATTGGTGCCGGTATGAGTTGTGCAGGTTACGCAATTTTGTGTGACGACAAGATGCAACACTGGACTAGTGATATAGATGAAGCTAATCAGTTAGCTAAGTCTTTTGAACGTGACGCTAATCCTATAGAAGATTATTAAACTACAGTAGGTGTAACTTCGTTGGACTTTATTCGTTCACGACAGTACGCACCACAATCTACACACTGTAGCTGTACATAAGAAGTTGTACGTGTACGTCTATAGCCCCGACGTACTAACTTAGTGCCTGAACATGTAGGACAGTAACCCTCAGTGTCGTTAATAAGGTTCTTGTTAGGGTGGTTGTTCATAAACGGACGCAGCTTATAGTACACATCCATTAAAAGGTTTACGTCTTGGCGTGCGTACTTAATCATACGTTTCCAGGCTTTGTTTTCGCCTTTCATGCAGCCAACCCATAGCTCGAAGCCGCCAGTAGATTCTTTGTTGCCGAGCCTGAGGTGTTGGCCGAGGTCGCCTAGTTTGTTGCTGTTAAACATAAAGTATTTGCGTGCTACTTTGAGTGTGTCGATTTGTTGCACGGCGCTAGGTGCTGACAAGCCGTGGACAATAAATCGTGCGTTAGCTTTACGCATGTCAAACTTGTCGCCGTTGTGTGCTACTACGATGTCTGCTTCGTCGAACAGATTCCATAAGGCTTTAGCTACTTCTATATCGTTTTCTGGGTCTTCGTTGTACATCTCAAAGTCTGTTAAAGAAACAACTTTAGTTTTCTTTTGGTGCTCCCAGCGGTAGCCAAAGCACATCAGATACCACTCGCGATACTGTTGCACCACATTCTGATCGTACTGACCCCAAACATATGCGAGGTTAGGTGCAGTTTCTATATCGTAAAACAATACTTTAGCCATGAGGCCCCTAGCTTATGGAACGGTTAGCAACCTAGCTATAAGAGTACCTTCCCACCAGTCCCCATCGTCGGATAGTCGGTCAGCTTGCATAGATAAACGTTCGATTGTAACTTTTTCTACTAAAGTTCCTTCTTTGTAATCAACTGTTACGCCTGATTCCATACGATCTCGCAAGTTAGTAAATATAGTTTTAGAATCGTATGCAGCAGGCGCACCGCTGTTGCGTGAAGTCAATACTTGACGACGTAAAATTAATGGAACAATTATTTCGTCAACTCTTTCAGGTGTAGCAATGCAACTTGTTACCCAGTCTTCAACGATAGGTGCTTTAGTTGTGTCTCCTGTGTCTCTAGTTAATGTCATAGAGAATTTGTATGAGACAGAAGATTGCGATATGAAAGCAAAGTCTTTAGGCACACCAGCTATTACGGATACTGTAGACGTGTCGTTGTTGTCATTAACTGCTGTAAAATCTACTGAGCCAACAAGAGTAGTGCTTGGGTTGCCTCTGTATTGATAAAGATTTTGATTATATGTTACACCTGTTTCTCTGTACCCTACATCAGTAAATGTGTATTGAGATCTGTTCTGTCTAACAGTCACATTCCGTAACAATTTATCAGCAGTAGTAGACCACGAAACTTCCCCAATGTTGATTGTCCCACTAGCAACTTTGATACCTGTGCCTGACTCACCTTGAACACCATCGCCTACTGCACCAAAATAAGTTTTACTTCCAAACCGTGCAATAGAATTAACGTTACCTGTGCCTGCTATCGATACTAAATCTGATGCCCAAGCAGGAACCAAAGGAGCACTAAACTTTGAAAGATTTGCTCTATAAATCTGGCCGTCGCTGCCGCCCCACCAAACAAACTTTCCTTCGACTTCAAGTCCATAAGCTTCTCCACCATTTTCAATCACAGGTCCAATCGTTACTGCGTTAGAACTTGTATCAATAAGAGCTGTTCTTAATCCTTTAGATGTAGCAATTAAAAGTATTTCACCGTATGCAAGAATTTGATTTGCTGTTTCCCCACGAGGTAGTTGCCCTCCAACTATTGGAGTTTGCAAACTACCATCAGTGCTACTAACACCTATATGATAAATGCTACCTGTGTTATCTATGTTTGCTGATGCAAAAATTCCTGATGGCCCACCAGTAACTGATGTCCATGTGGTGCCAGCAAGTGTAGGAGTGTAATCTAAAGAGCTACCAAGTTTAGCTCCGTTAGCGCCAATCTCAAAAATGTTTGCACCTAACGCACCTATTAAACGTCCAGCAGCTACATGGATAATGTCTGCTGCTTGTGTGCCAGATGAAGGCCAAGACCCGTCGATAGCGTTGCCGCTAAGGGTTGCTTTAGCTATAGCTGCTGTTGATCCAAAAGCTAAATATATGTTTGTACCATCAGAAGTTATATCAGTTATTGATTTAGTTGCTCTTGCTGTAAAGCTTGTCCATGTAGGGGTAGTGGGCGTAGCGTCTGTTGTAAACAAAACTGTTTCTGCATCGACAGCATAAAGGTATGTGTTCATGCGTTGAACAAGAAGATTAGCTGAAGTAGCTATCTTTTTTTCTTCTGTGATAGGAAGTAAAGTAATTTCTCCTTTAACCCACGGGTCAATACCTGTCGAACTATTAAACATGCGACGGTCACTGTCATTTAAATCAAAATGTGTTTGACCTGCGCCGTGAGACCAATCTGTTTGTGATCTGTGCCAAGCACCGGAAGTGTCTAAAGAGTTTTCTCCTGCTTCAGGAGCGTTATCGCGTTGTTCTCTGAGAGCAGGCACAGTAGTGCGAGAGTAAGTATTTGTATCAACTAAAAACGATACACCGTTTAATTCTACTGGCAATGACTCAGAGTTAAAACTCATGGCCGTCCTCTACCAAAACCTAAACCTATTGCTGAGTTAGCACTTGAGTTTCTGTTCCATTGTTGTGGGTACATAGCTACAAGGCGTGCTGCTTCTGATTTGATTCTGTTTTCTCTACGTGCATAAAGATCTCGTGATGAAGCTGCGATAGCGCCAGGAGGTACTTGATCAGCCATACGGGATGTGCCTTGTGCGTCTAAAAACTCTCTTCTTATAGGCATAGTTGCCATAAGGTTTACTGATACGCCTAAAGGAATGACATCAAATGCTGAAGCTAACAATCCAGTAGTAGATTTAGCGACAGTAAGATCAGTTGAAGATACTTTAGTTAACGGTGACTTGTACATGACAGTAACTTTTCTGCCAGGTATAGCGTCAGAGTACAAAATTAATGCCATACCGCTAGAAAAAGATGCTGTGTCCCTATTACGTTTAAGTGTCCATGACACAAGTTCAGGTTCAGAATCTATTACACCAACATTTGAAAACGTTACATTATAAATAGAAGAAACTTCTTCATTAGTTAAACCAGCTAAGTTGTAACCTTCTACTCCACCGTTGTAAGTAAAACTAGTTGTTTTCATTTGAAACAAACCAGAATCTGGAGTAGATAAATCAGCTAGGTCATCGTTGATTGCTTGAACGATCCTATGGGTAGGGAATTTAGGAGAAACTCTTACTAAAGCACCACTTGCATGAGCAGCAGGTATAGAACCTCCATAACCTCTAATAACTGTAGGTGATGTACTGCCAGCTAATGACACGTACATCATTTCGCTATCAATTTCTATTACAACACCCTTAGCTATACCACTAGCTAAGCCTTGCAAAGGAGCTTGTGCAACAACGTCTGTCATAGACCCAGTTAATACATCAAGTTCTTCAACATAGCCAGATAAAAGCATGTCACGAGTTTGATCAACCCAAGCTTGCACAGTCACGATGATACTCCTAACGCATCGTTAAGTAATTTTTCAGTTTTATGTGCATGTTTAGTTTCTCTAAATGTTTTACCTGCTTTAATTTCATATTTAGATTCAGCATGTTTTTCTAAATGTGATGAACCGTCAATGCCTCTAGGTTGTAATCCTTCTTTACGTAATCTTTTATACGCAGCCATGTCTTTTGCTTGAAGAGATTCTTTTTTGTGGCTTTTGTCAAAGTTTATGTTTGATCTAGTAGGCATACATGAAGCAGCAACTACTACGTTGCCATAATATTTGTTAAGTTTACCTTCACAAATATCGCATAAAGTATTTACTACATCGTAAAACCCATGACGAATATCACACATCCCGCCACATTCGTCACAACGGTAAGTATATAAAGGCATTATTGCTCCGGTCCTACATCAAACTTGTAACCAGCAGCTACAAGCACGGTTTCTTCACTTGCTGTTAAATCAGTAGGGCTTTTATGCCCACCTAATAACCAACGGGTCACACCTATTTGACTATAAGGCAAATGAGTTTGCACGCTTGTCCCGTTTATTATAAATAAATTTATTCCTTGAGCGCTAGGAGCGTAGTGTCTTCTTAAAGCATAAGCTTGAGGTGAAGCATCTTCAGGCACCTTTACTGGTGGCAAAGTATCTGCTACTGGCATTTGCAGCAACCGGTAAATAGGATCAGCAAACCCGCTAGTAGTACAAGCAATAGTTGGTGCAGCAAAAGTGTAGTTACTGTTTGCGTTAGCTGTTGGCACAGCCACAATGCCAGCTACATGTACTGGCTCAGCATTAATTGTTAAGTACATTGTTACTGCTGGGAATGCAGCAGCACCAGCTACTGTGCCAGGTGCTTCCGTATAACTAAATGTTATAGATGGGAAACCTGTAGTAACTTCTATGCCTTGATAAGTTATAACAGCGTTAGCGTTAGCGTTTGCTGCTATCACATTAGCTACAGCAGCAATAGGGCTACCAATAACTACTGTTACAGGCAAGCCTGCGTTAGCTGAAAACTCAGCAGTAATAGCAAGAGTTGCAGGTTGTGCAGTTACTTTGACATTAGTGCCAGTAGAAGTATTTGGTCTGTAAGCTACGTTAGCTTGTCTGTAAGTAAGAGAAGGATCTCGGTAGCCGTAGTTATAACTTAGAGTTAATGACGTTGTGCAGTTAATAGGAGACACAGATACAGTTGCGTCTGTTCTGTTGTACGCAAAATTACTTTGTCTATATTCAATCCCCGACTGCCGATATGTCATAAGATCCCATCCCGCTAAGGGTTAACCTTTACCAATAGACGCAGACTCAGGATCTCCTACCTTAGATGCAGCAACAGCTTTGCCTACACACATTAAAGCAGCTACACCAGCAACTTTCAATGAGTCAATAAGGCTAGGGCCTGGAATAGCCATAGCGGCACCCCAAGCTTGAGCAAATGTTGCGATAGCTCGCTCTGCAATGTCTTTAATAAAACGTGGGTTGAACAATTTTTTTAGTCCTTTTCATTTTCATTGCTGCCCAAGTAGCTGGACCAACTATGCCATCTGCAAGCAGACCGTGTGCCCGCTGCCACCTGATCACTTTCGCTCTGGTGCCTCTCCCAAAAATACCATCTCTGCTGGCACCCACGCAGGTTTGTACAAACTTTACTGCCGATGAACGTGAACCTTTCTTCAGCACCCCAGGGAAAGGAATCATCTCTCCCTCTTCCTCAGGTGGTGGAGAACTATCCACAAGTTTCCCCACAGTGTGCGTATCGACAAGATGTCGGAACGCTTTCATGTTAAACACTGGATCTATTTTACGTGTCGTGTATTCTTTGTGCCCTAAAATTCTGCTTAACGGGTTCCAGCCGTGCCCATCGCAAAGAAACGCACAGAAGCGCGCTAAGGCGTCCAT